GTTCTGTCAGCCGCAAATACAGCAGCGACTGCTACCCAAAACCTTCGATTAAGTTCATCAAATACGCTTTTTTATACTGGCGGCACCGAAAGCGTCCGCATCGACAGCTCAGGCAACGTCGGGATTGGCACTACGAGTCCTAGCTCTACATTAGAGATTGGAACTGCTGCTGATACAGGTAAATCACTAAGATTATGGTCAGGCGGTAATAATTATCTTGAGTTATCAACCGCAAATAGTTCAAACGGTGAGCACAAGATTACTGCGGGAAATTCTGCATCCGGCGGAGCACAGTTGCTTTTTGAAACCGCGTCTAACGGCACAGAATTTGAACGCCTGCGCATCGACAGCTCGGGCAGGCTGTTGGTGGGGACGAATAGTGGCACTGATTTGAGTGGTGTAGCCAACGCCAATTTTGTGACGACAGCCACAGGCAGTAGAGGTGGTATTGCTATTACTCATTACGACACCAGCGCTTCCTCTGATCCAGTGCTTGCGTTGCGTCGTTCTGGAAGCAACTCAATTGGTACTTATACCGCAATAGGTGCAAACCGTAGACATGGAACTATTGGTTTCTACGGAACAGACGGCACAGGCTTTGCTGAAGGCGCTCAAATCCGTGCAGAGTCAGAAGACACCTGGGCGGTTGGTGACAATCCAGGGCGTCTCGTATTCAGCACGACGGCGGATGGGGCGTCTTCTCCGACGGAGCGGATGAGGATTCGCAACGCTGGCTGGTCAAGCCTTTTTGGTGACGGGGAAGTTTGCTCATTCCGCACTGCTGGTTCAGCTAGTGCTTCAGATCGCCTTATTTACGGAATTCATTCGGCAACAAACATTACAACTGGGGGCACACTGTCATTCATTGTGCGAACCAACGGTGACATCGAAAACGCCAACAATGTTTATACACAAATTTCAGACATCAAACTGAAAGAAAACATTGTTGACGCCGGTTCACAATGGGATGATTTCAAAGCTGTCCGTTTCCGTAAATTTAATTTCAAAGAAAGCACTGGGTATGAAACTCATACTCAGCTAGGTGTCATTGCTCAAGAGCTAGAGCTGACAAGCCCCGGATTGGTTAATGAAACTGTAGATAGAGATGCAGAAGGTAACGACCTTGGCACAACTACAAAGTCAGTTAAGATGTCAATCCTCACCCAGAAAGCACTTGTCGCACTGCAAGAAGCAATGGAGCGCATCGAGCAACTTGAAGCCAAAGTGGCTGCACTTGAAGCTAACTAATTAACATAAGGTGGGTGACCGACCTTTAACTTGGTCACAACCCCTTTTTTCACCTTTTTACTTAAACAAAAAACACTTACAATGGCTAACACTTACACCTGGAAAGTTTCTAACCTTGAGCGCACCCTGGCTGATAACAAGGTTTATTCTGTGCATTATACCGTTAATGCAGTTTCCGATGAAGTTAACCCGAATAGCGAGAACGGTGGTTTCTACACCGCTGGTGCCTACGGTTCCATCGGTCTTGACGGTGAAGTGACTGTTGACTTTGCTGACCTGACGGAAGAAGTTGTGGTTGGCTGGGTCAAAGAAGCACTTGGTGGCGAAGAGAAAGTTGCTGAGATTGAAGCAGCACTTCAAGCACAAATTGATGAAAAAGTTGCACCGACTAAAGCAGCTGGTGTGCCTTGGTAAACCTTACCCCCTTTTAGAACAATGATTGCACTTATCCGTCCCGTACTGATGTCGTTTCTTAATAGCGACAAGGTAAAGCGATTGATTGTTGACATGCTCCGTAAACTTGCTGAGCAATCTGATAACACTGTGGATGACGCTGCTGTTGATTTCATCGAGCGTGGTCTTTTTGGTGGCTGATGGACTTAGGGCAGCCGCCGGTACTGCCGGTTCTACGGCTCCCTGAGCCACCTGTATTCCCCCCTCCGGTACTGGAGGTACCAAGAGCTGTTTTACCCTCGTACAAGCCGCTTGTAGTGCCTCCTAGTGACCTTCGTCCACCTCCCGGTGTAGAGGGTGTTAACACGGAAGAGGAAAAGACGGAGGAAAAACCAGCACCTAAACCTGTGCTTCCTCCTATTCCACAACCTCCCCCGAAGTCGGAGGTTCAATACTTTGATGTACCGGGTACCGACTTGTCTGTCCCGTTACCTAATCCTGAAATTTTAGCTACGGCTACAACGACAGCTACTGTCTCTGTTGCAGCCACCCTTACAGCCACTGCAGTATTTAAACGGACAGTTAGCATTTTAAAACCTATTATTAAGAAACTGCTAACTAAAAAGTCACATGCAGACGACTAAAAATTTTATTCATGATTTCTTTAATGAGATCGTGAAGGCTCTTGTGCTTGTTTGGAGTGCAGGAGTATTGACTGCATCATACATGGGAATGTTACAAAAAATGGATCCAACGTTCGTAGCTTCATTGCTGTCTGGAACGTTAGCATCATATGGAATCTCTCGCCCTAAAGATCAAAAAGAAAAAAACCAACTATGAAATTCCTAATTCTACTTCTGTTGTTTCCGATGGGTGCAATGGCTCAATCCATTACCCCTCAGTTTACTCAAGGTAGTATGCAGTCTACCACTACCACCACTCAAACCATCACCGAAACTATCGCTAATGAAGTTTACGGTGGTGCATACTCATCATGGTCTGGAACAAATGTAACCCCAAGCGGGAGTATTACCGACTCTACAACTACTTGGTCGGTGACAAACGCAGGAGAACAGTTTCAACTAGAGACTGTGACCCGTGCAGCGGGGGTCGTGGAAACCAACAACATTATCCGCGACATCGACACTACTTCTACTACTACCTCGCTCTCTGTCTTCTCACAGTAGGCTCAGGCTACGCCTTCGTAGCGCCGGTTAAAGCGGTAGAAGACCCCAAAGTTCAGAATACCTCTAATCCAGTAGCAGCAGCTACAGGTAACGTAACTAATCAAGCAGTTCAATTCCAGAACAACGGTGCCCCTAGTAGACAACAGTTTACTGGGGGTAATTCTTGTAATGGTGCAACGATGACTTTTTCCCCGTTTTACATGGGGAATGATATTTTGCCTGATAGTTACACACGTAATAATAACTACGGAGCACAACTTAACTTTAGCATTCCTCTTGATGGTAGTATGATTGAGCAGTGTAAAAAACTAGCTAAACGTCATGAAGAAAAGATGCGTCTTGATTATGAAATAGTACGGGCGCTTAAGTGTGCAGAGTTAATGAAAGCTGGGTTTACTTTTAGACCCGGTAGCCGTGTTGAGGTAATGTGTCAAGACATTGTACCCATTGTCTCTTTGACAAATGAAGAAAAAAGCAACTGAGGACCAGTTTAACGAGCTACACAATCTTGTTACCTCTGAGTTCCTCAATCGTATCAAATCTGGTGAAGCCTCTACGCAAGATCTTAAAGCTGCGTGTGACTGGCTCGCCAAAAACGACATTAGTGGTGTTGCCCTTGAGGGTAACCAACTAGACAA